ATTAAATCTAAGTAATAATCAAAATCCTCAGTCACTGAACATGAATATAATAATATTACCTTGCTATTAGTTATATCAATTCCTGATTTTTTTAATTTCTTAACTTCATCATTTATATCGTTCCACATATCATATTCAACCCAAGGTTGTTCTGCTATCTCATATGTTTTTATTTTTCCATTATTCAATACTTCTAAGCATATTACACAATTTACTTTATTCTTATGTTCTAACCTGAACAACTCATCCCTTTGTTGCTCAAGTGTCATTTTTTCCAATGATTTCATTATCTTCTTCATTGTCTCATTCATCTTTTTATTCTCTCCTTTATATTTTAATAAGGTAATCGTATTATACCATTTACATAATGTTCATTATGTAAATAATTATGTAAAAAGGAATATAAGTTTTATATGGAGATATAAAAGTAATTGTTGCAGATAATGCAACAATTACAAAAGTTAATATTGTTTCTTTAGTTATATTATTCATCTTCATCATCATCATATTTAATACTTGCATCAATTTCTACTTCTGAATCTCCACACATATCGTCCATATCATATTCTTGAAATAGTTCAATTAGCTTTTTAGCTATTGTTTCTTGTTGATTTTTAAGTGCATACTTTTTAAATAAACTCCACACATCATTACAAAAATCAATTGCACACCAACCTATAATATTTTTCCTTTCTATTTTTTTAATGTTATACTTTTTATTGCCCTATGAAGACTTTCTTCTAAAGCTGTTATAGCAATAGATAAATTGCGTGAAGCTGGGCAATTTTTTAAAATAGCTTCACCAGTTTTTTTATAACTTTTCCTGATATTTTCAATCTTTTGAATCTGATCTTCATCAGGAGATTTATTTGTAAAACTTTCATTTAACTCTTCTATTTTTTCTTGTAATGTCATTTCTCTATATGCCATACTATCACTCCTTTATTGTTTTTCATTATTCTTTTCTTTATTTTAATAAGAATTACTAAAATTAAATAGTTTCATATTTTTATATGGTTTTAATTTTATATAGTCTTTTATATTATATTCATCTAATTTTTTAAAATTAGATTCTAAAGGTATATTTTTTTCTTTAGCATATTTAACTACATAAGATAAATCTAACATATACTTTTTAAAATCTTTTCTTACATCTTTTATAAAATTTTTAATATCTCTTTTACATGATTTATTTGTAATCTTTCTTATATGCTTTTCAATATAATCTGGTATATCTGTATATTTAAAAACTGTGTGCCGTATATGTGTAGCCTCATGACATGTAGGACATAATGGTATAAATTCTTTTAATACTTGTATATTATTTTCAAATACAAATACTTCATGACAGTGTAATCCTTTCATTTTTTCATTACACCAATAACATTTATTATCATGTTCTTGTATTACTTTTTTTCTAATTTCATTCCATGAGTTATCTTTTAATATCATTCTGCAATTATTATACCAATTACATGGTGGTATAAATTGATAATAAAATTTAATTGTCTCTTTCATCTTTTTATTCTCTCCTTTGTATTGTTAGTAATATAATATTATTACAATAATTACAGTATGTCAAGTATTTTGTAAAAATAATGTAAATTGATGTTTTTGCTAGATTTCATTGCAATATTAAACCTAGCAAAGAATAAAAAGCTTTGCTAGATGCAATTTCAATATTCTAGCAAGGATTTTTAAACCTAGCAATTGTTTTTAAGTTGACATAGGACCTATATATATGATATATTTTAGATATATTTTAGATATACATTAGTTATACTATAAAGTTAAAGAAAAGAAGGAAGCTAAGACAGGATATATAAAAAGTTAATAATTATTATGAAGAAGGGGAGTGTATTGGTTATGAAACTTATAAAAGAGTTGATAAGAATTACTAAAGATCAACAAGATAATATTATTGAATATCAAAAGAAAAATAATTTAACTACTAAGGCAGAAGCTTATAGACATTTATTAAGTAGTTTAAGCAAGGAAGGTGTTAAGGAATGAAAAAAACAATAAAAGCTTTATACGCTTTTGTCACTGGTAATAAGATATTTTTTATTGATAGTACAAATGATAAAGCTATTGAAAAACTTTATAAAACTAAAGGTAAAGAAATAAAAAATATAAGGAAGTATAAATATAATGAAAGATATATAAATTATAATGAAGAAGGTGAAATTAATGAGTAATAAAGAAAATAAAAATGTAGTAGTAAATTTAATTGATTTTTGTAATAAATTTAAAAAAGATATAAGAAAGACTAATGTTAAAAATAGAGTAGAAAATCTAATGCTAGAAACTGAATTAAAACAAAAAGAAATAGATGCTTTTAAAATAAGAATGGATCACGATAGGGTTGAAAGCAAATTAAATTATCTTGAAAGTATAGCTAATACTAAATTTATGACAGTTTTATTATTTTTATTGATGCTGTCTTCTATTATATTAACACCTATGGGATATGGATTGTTTTATGTTAGTTTTCTATCCATCGCCTTAATAGTAGTTTTAACGATTATTCAAATACTTACTTTTTATGTAGCTGCTATTAAGACTCAGGTATATTTATATTTTAATAAAAGTTATGGTGTTATAAATATGATAACAATGATACTAGTTCCCATTAGTATCATTGGAAATTATAACACCTTAATTAAAGTAATAAGATTAGATACACCTTTAATAGGTCAAATAGTTACTATTTTAATATGTATTATGCTTGATATTAGTATTATAACAATAAACACTTTAAAACACGATAAGAAATATAAAAATTTTACTACACCTATCGAAAATGAAATGCAGGATAAAATATCGATCTTGCATATGTTGAAAACAATTTTTTTTGATCGGCTAAGAATAAAATTAATGAAACCATATTTTGAGACAAGAAAAAATTTTAAAGATAACTTAAAAATTTTTAAAGATAATCCTAAAAATTTTAAGGATAACTTAAAACTTTTTAAGGATAACTCAGAAAATTTTAAGGATAATCCTAAAAATTTTAAGGATAACCTAAAACTTTTTAAGGATAACTCAGAAAATTTTAAGGATGACCTAAAAACATCTGAGTATAGCTTAGAAATTTTAAATGATTTTAAAGACAATCCTAAAAATTTTAAGGATAATAATATGAACAGCTTAAGCAAGCTTGAGAATTTTAAAGATAAAAAACAGCTAGAAACAAGTGATACCAAAGGTATACTAGGAATTTCTAGTCAAGATAAAGACAACCTTAAAAATTTTAAGGATAACCCAGAAAATTTTAAGGATAACTTAAAACATTCAATTAATTTTAAGGATAACCCAAAAAATTTTAAGGATAACCCAGAAAATTTTAAGGATAATCCTAAAAATTTTAAGGATAAGACAAAATTTTTTAAGGATAACCTAGAAAATTTTAAGGATAACCCAGAAAATTTTAAGGATAATCCTAAAAATTTTAAGGATAAGACAAAAATTTTTAAGGATAGCTTAGAATCTGAGGAATTAACATTTTGGGACAAATATGCAATTATTAAAAATCAGGTAAAAGCTTTAAAAGAAAATGAAGTCATATCAAAAAAAACTTTCAAATATTTAATTACTAAAGATAATGATTGGAAAAAAGTCAGAAAAAATTTAGTGAACGACGGTCTAGCATTTACAGAAAATACTACAACTAGAAGAACAAATAATAAAACAAATGAAAAAGTTGCGAAATAAAAAAAAACCTAGATAATTAAAAACTAGGTTTTTTTTCTTTTAAATTGCAACAATCACAACAAATATATTTATCTAAATATTCGCATTTATATCATCGACTCCATTTCTTCGTAATCATTACAAAATATATAATAATCGTTTTCGCTTCTAATAATATAATGATTATATTTTCCTACCAAATAAATTTCACCGATTAATTCATCTTTCCAACAAGTATTAAAGCCGATAAAAGCAATACCAAAACATATTTTTATACTTTCTTCTGTCATATGATTATGTATTCCGCAAATAAAGAATAAATCTTCATCGCATTTTTTAATTTTTACTTTGTCGCCAGCTTTAAACTTCTTTTTTAATTCATTTGACATTTACATTACCTCACTTTCATTAATTAAGTGCTTTTGGTGTGTCCACCAACCACGTTTGTAACCAGCGATTGTTATTTATTAGCTTTGTAAAATTGGTTTGCAAAACCTAAAGGTGTCATACTTCTCAATATAGACCTTTTTGAATAGCCAGTTTTTTCTCGGTAACCATCTGGTATATTTTTCAGATCTGTAAAATGTTCGACACAACTTACAAAATCACTTGCACCTTTTGTAGTTGGGTGTTCAAAATTTCTTTTTTTAACCGGATTTTTTTTAGGTTTATTAAATTGTCCCCATAGGGCAGTCTTCTTTGTGTATGGATCGCCGTATTCGTAAGGTTGGAATACTAAATAAGGCTCACCTAAAAATCTTTTAAGATACCCTGAGTATGGATTTTCTAACGCCCAAAACTTTAAACCTTTAGAACTTTTTTTATAAGAATGATACAAACATTCATGGATAATATCTAAGCATGTTTGGACAATTTTCATACCTGCTCTTAAATCTCTTGGCTCTTTTGCCGTTTTATCATTTCTTGCAATACTAAACATTGTGCATGGTGGAGCACACAGAATCCCATATATTTCATTATTTTCAATAAGTTTTAATAGCCATTCCCATTCTTTCCATTTTGTAATGTCATAATCTGGCAGGGTTAATACTTTTACATTATATCTATTCTCTTTATATGGTAGCGACCACATACCTGTACCCCCGCACAAATCTAATATTATTTTATTTTCCATTATCTATATTTTCTTCTTTCTTCTTTTAATCTTTCATATTCTTCTTCTTTTCTTTCTTCTATTTTTTTTTTACTGAATTTCATATTATTATCACAGTCGTTACATTTGTAATATAACCATGTATCATCAGCACCAATGTATATTAAATCACCATCACATCTATCACAATACGCCATTTTTGATTATCTCCTTTTATATAATTTATTTATTCCTTTAAATTTTAATTAAATAATTTTTTATAAAACATTTGATATCAACATCGACGATCTCACAGATCATTATTAGATCATTAATCGTAAATTTTCTATCATTGGCTATTTTACGACTTAAAGAAGCAGGTTGTAAACCCATATCTTTTGAAATTGCCTTTATTGTAAGACCTTTATTTTTAATAAATAATCTTAATTCATCTGATTTTATCTTATACACAAAATCACCCCTATATTTTTATAAATACTATCCAATGAGTTTTATTTCGTTTATTTCCAAACAGTGGTTTATATTTAGTCAAATTTAGTATTTCATTTAACTTAATTTGTTCTTCATTCCATTTAAAAATTAGAATACCATGGTTTTCTAAAACTCTAAAGCATTCAGAAAACCCAGTTTTTATATCTTCTTTCCAATTTTCATTTAATCTTCCATATTTTTTCGCTAACCAACTTTTTTCGCCAACTTTTATTAAATGTGGCGGATCAAATATAACTAATTTAAAAGTGCTATCTTCAAATGGTATTTTCCTAAAATCGCCTATAATATCAGGATTTACTTCTAATTTTCGGCCATCACAAAGAATATCTTCATATTCTCTATTATCCATATACACAGTATTTTTGTTGTTTTTATCGTAATAAAACATTTTACTTCCACAACATACATCTAAAATAAATTTATTATTCAATGAAAATCACCCCCTTTATTAAAAACAGGTGGGTTTGTATCCCACCAGTTACTTATTTTTATACTTATTACGTCTTTGATTGTGGTAGTCTTTGACTTTGTCGTTACCTGATGTTGTAGTCATTGGGCAACTATCAAAAAATCCTTTGTTACAATATCCACCATCTTTAGACGGTACATGATGTTGACAACTCGTAATATTGCATTGTATTTTAAAAAAACCCATCTGTTATATCTCCTTTCTAGTGTAATCAGATGTTAACTCTAACATCTGATATTATTATATGATACCATAATGGATATGTCAACACCAAAATGGATATTATTATTAAACTTTTTTTAATTACCTCTCTTGAATCCAAAATCTTTCTTTTTAATTTTACACATTGTAGAATGTAATGTATCCACATTGAAATGATAAAATACTATACCTTCTATATCATTATTAAAAAGGTATTCTTTTATAGTTTCATAAGAAATTTTTCCAACCGGTATTCTTTCATTACCGTGTGCGATTAAAATATGACCATCTATCTTTTCTAGGTTGCCTTGTATTTTTTCGCCAATTAATTCATAAGTACCATTGTAAAATGTATAAAAAGGATTATATTTAGCTTCAGTTTCATATAAATTCAATAATCCTTCAAAATGATATTTATCCTCTGGATTGTTAGGATTGCACTCTAACCATCCTGGATAATGACCAGTTATTTCATCTGGTTCTTGGGAAGGGATAAAACCTGCTGGTGGTTTTTTACCTTTCTTACAATCATATCTTTTATAAATTCTATTATTTTTAATAAGACATGCGGTACCGTCATATTTTCTAGTACCTATAATATTATTCTTAAAATCTTCAAAAACCCATTCACATCCTGGTGTTATTTCCTGGGTAACTAATCTTGTTTCTGAATCACGTTTAAATAATGTTGGTATTTTTCTCATGTTATTACCTCTTTTCATATATTTTTTTGGATAAATTACCTCTTTTTCATATCTTTTTTGGATAAATTATTAATGTTTCATGTTTATATATAATAGCCATTTCACCTATTAAAACTTCCATCATATATCCGTTGTTCCATACTTTTATAGTATCACCTGGTTTTAGAGTTTCATCATTTACAAAGGATGTTATATCAGTTTTTAATGTTGAATTTTTATTTATTTCTATATTTATATATTTTATATCAGGATATAATTGTGTACTGAATTCTTTAATTGATATAGGTTTATATAAATTTTTGTCAAAAATGTTCATTATATTACCTCTTTCTTATATGTTTTTATCCCTGGTTCACCCAGATTTACAACTTCTCTAAATCTACCATTTAATGCTTTATATATATTATTTTTTAAATATTTTATATATTCTTCATCTGATTTATATTCTTCAATTAATTTTTTAATATTTTCAATATATAATTTTTCATCTATATCAACAAAATATCTTTGACCATCTTTCAAATGGTTTAAAGTATTTGAAACATATCTTGTATCATAATGCCAATTACTATGTTGCATCATACCATCACATTGATTGCATTGTATTATAAATGGTGTTACACCATCTCTGGAATTCCATAATATTTCAATATGTTTATGGTTTTTTTCACACGTATATTCCATAAAACAATATGCTTCAACATGTTTAAATTTATTCATCGTAAATCTCCTTATATCTTATTTTTCTCAATGAAATCTTGAAATGTATTATGCATCAATATTTCAAATTCTTTTTGAGTTAATTCATATAATTTTATTGGTTTATAGTCTTGTTTACCAAATAATTTCTTTTTAACTTCAAATATGTTGAATATAATTTTTTCAGCAAATACCGAAACACCATAAGTATATTTAACATCTTTGTATAAATAAGTAAAAAACCCTTGATCTTTAGTTATTTCAAATACTTTATCTTCTAATTTATTTAATAATTCTTGTTTATTCATTGCGAATCTCCTTTAATCTATTGATTTTAAAAAATCCTTCTATCTTAGTAATATTAATCATATAGTTAGCTTTTTTAACTTTTCTATTGTTTGAACTTCTTGTTCTTCCTGTCTCTTTTGAATTTCTTTATCTGTTGGAATTAAAGTTTCCAGATTATATCCTGACATATAATAACCTGCATAATACTTTTTGAGTAATTGATAAAATTCTTCTAGGAAATCATCTGGAAATTTAGAATTTGAAAAATTTTCTCCCCATTTATTTAATACAAATTTATTACTTCCGTCTATTAAACCTGTATGTGATACAAAACTAATACAAAGTGAATATATTTCATCTTTCTCTATTTCTTTTATTACATCTGTCATCCTTCTTCACCATCACATTCTTTAAAATCATTTATATTTACCTCTCCTAAAGATAACATGTTTACTATCACTACAGCAATATTACTTGTACCTATTAAACCTATTGATAGTAGTCCTTGTTTTATATTCTTGAATAATTTTAATTTAGGGTTTTTCAATTCTTCTACAGATAATTTCATTACCTCTTCACAAATGTTGAAATATTTTTCTGTAGTATTTATAGGTTCTTTAGTCCTATATGGAAATGGAACAAATTCACTTACTTTCATCATTTTTTTTAAATCTATTAAATGTAAATAGAATATATAGTTATATTGTTTCATCTTCCGACACCTCCTCATTTTCTAAATCTATTATTGTTTTAATTTTTAAACCTTTAATTTGCTTATAAATACTACTAAAAAAAGTTATAAAACATTCTTGGCAAAATTTAATAGTACAAATATCTTTATATTCTAATTCAAAAAAATATGCTTCGTCATGAAGATATAATTCATTACTACAGAAATTACATTTTTCTTTTCTTTTTTTCATACTCTTTTTTGCTTCTATTCCTGTAATATCTTTACCACCTATAGAAAAAGACATTTTCTCAATACTCATTTTTTTTTGATTCCTCCAAATATTGAATTATTATATAATTTAGAGATATTTTTAAATCTTGTAACTTAATTCGAATCCTATTCTTACTTAGTTCTGGTAAATCGTCATATTCACCATAAGCCACCAGTGACAAAATACCTAATAATTCATTATCATGTATATTTTTTAATCTAAACACATTCTCAGGAGTTAATTTCAAAATTTTTCACCTACCTTACTATTATTTAATAAAAATAAAAATCCTTTTTCAATTGTCTTAATATCAGCTTCACTTAATAATAAGTGATTGAAATTGATATTTAATTTCATTGAGATGCTATTATATATATTTTTATAAACATTCAAATGTAGTGTATCAGCGTTACTATCTCTTATAAATAAATTAAAATCATTAAGTTTAATATTATAATCTTTTTTAATCATTTTTTATCACCTAACTTATATATAAATTGTTTACCTGTTTCATCTAGTTCTGCATGACCTAATATATGATACGCTTTTGCAATATGTTTCAATCTTATAAAATACGTTTCTATAGTATATGTATCTTCTGGTGTTATTTTTTCAGCATCAAAACTCTTTAAAGCTATATTTTTCATAGGTTTACAACATTGTATATCAATATGGTTTACTCTTAAATCTTTATATTTATCTTTGTATTTTTCAAATATCAAGAATTGTTTCATTTCATGTGTCTTATATTCATCTGTTAAATAGTCTATTCTAAAATCTAATTTTTCTTCTGCCAATAGTTTATTTACCTCTATCAATATTCTTGAAATTTCACCTGGTTTAAATACTTCATTAAGTGACTTAAATGACTTAACTAATGATTTTTCATTCATAATAATTTTCTCTTTCTGGTCCAGGGTTCAAATGTATCAATTTGCTCTTTTAGACCTTCAAAAGAACCATTAAAACAAATTGCCCTATCATCTATCGTCACAAATGCAGGTGGTTTTATATTTACTATATCATCAACTTTTATGTCATTTAAGAAAAGCCAGTCTCTTATGGCATACCTTCCCTCAGGAGTAGCACTTCTACTTGATACAATCACAACATTATAATTTTCTCTTAGTTCCTCAATAAACTTTTTAACCCCTTTTACTGGTGGATCTGGTATTTCAGTAACACCTTTCCATCCAGATGTATAACTATGAATTACTCCATCAAAATCCATAACTACTATTTTCTTAGGTTTATTCATACTATCTTTACCTCCTTAATTAAATTAGTTACATTATCGAATTCTTTTCTATCAACATAATAAACACTTATATGCAATTCCCCACTGGCAAATACTTTTAATATCTTATGGCATACTGTAGAATCTTTATGGTTTATAATCGAATATAAGTCTACATTTTCAATTGTTAAATTAGACCATGTATAATCTGTATTTAAAATTTCCCACTCATTATAAATATCTTTGCCAATTCTATATCTTTTAGTCCTGGTCCTTTTTTGTGTATGCATTAGTCTATTTTGTAATTCAAACATAGTATACATTTCATCTATTTTTCGTATTTTTCTTGTCTTATATTGTAATAATATTTGTTCTTTTTCGGCATTGATTAATTTATATAAATTATTATAAAATTCTATACTAGTCATATTCCCTCCTTAATTAATTTATATTACATTATATAACAGTGTTTACAGTATGTCAAATGATAGTCACATACAAAAGAACACCTAAATATTTCAGGTGTCCTTCGCTTAGTTATAGTTAATTTAATTATTTTTAAAAAACCTTAGTTATGGTATTATTTTAGTAGTAAAAATTCATTTTCTTTCTCATTACTGGTCAATAAATCAATAATTGTGGATTTACCTATGAAATTAGAATATTGTTCCATTTCTTTTTTTACTATTGTATAAATTTCTTTATAATGAGTACCTTTATCTATTTCTTTGTGTATTAATCTTTGTGCTGCTAATTCTGCAGTACTTGTGATTGTAAGTTGATTTGTAGTCATATAATCTCTTGCTGATTCTCCTTTTGGTATTTTAAATTCAAAATCAAATAATGCTTTATTAATCATCTTTGTAAAATTAATATATACATTGTCAGGTCTTTTTTTATAATTTTTAGAACCTTGTTGAATAGCATATTCTAAATACTCTTTATAAACTCCTGTCGTATTTTTTCTTATATTTTTACTTTCTTTTCGTGCTTCTAACCATTGTTCATTTTGTTTATTTAATTTTGATTCTAATAATGCTTTTCTCATTCTAAAAAATTCTTTAACTAAATTTTCTTTAAAATTTAAAACTATTTCTGTATTTTTCATTAATGAGATTAAAAAAGTTGTCTGAATCTCATTTAATATATAATATTTTTCAGGTCTACCTCCTTTACTTCCTTTTTTTGGTTTATCCGTTTCAAACGGAAGAACTCCTTTTCTTAAATTTGCAATTCTTACATGATGTCTTTCTATCAATGCGATAACATTTTTATGTTGTATCTCAACACCATTAGATACAATTTTACTTGTAGTAACTATAGTATTATCTATCATTTTTACTAAAGTCATATAATCACCTCTAGTTGAAGATTATATAAGTAAATACTTTCAATGTCAATAACTAATAAAAAAAAGACTCCTAAGAGTCTTAGTTATTTTGCGATACAAAAAGAACACCTGTATATACAGGTGTTCTTTACTTAATTATTATATCATCACATCATTAATTATAAATGAACCTTTATAATATTATATCATACTTCAAATTCTAAATCACCTGGTCTTGTTGTTTTAGAATTAATATCACTACCGTACCTAACGAATACGAATGATTCATTAGTGCTTGTGATTACTCCTGCTTTTCAAAATAAGTATGGAACTCATTATTAGTCATTTGAAATAAAGGGTTATCGTCAGATGTACAGATATAACCCCCTTTATTGGCTATTTGTATACCCTCAGTAGTTTTTAAGTAACATATATTTTCATCATTTGTATAATTTATATTATTTTTTTCTACCATATCCAAAAACCAATCTGGTGGATTCTCATATCCAAATCTAAAAGCGTCTATTTCATAAGGTTTACATTTATATTTCATTTTTTTTAATCCTCCTATCTTTTTCAATTTAAAAATTCTTTAGATGTTTTGTCTTTATTTGAAAACAATTTTTTTCCATGTAAGCATTATAACCTATACAAAACTCACAATTGGGGTCAGAGCAAGCATAATCATAATCTTGAGTTTTTTCACTTACATAACATTTTTTGCCACATATAGGACAATTTTTTTGATCATTTAAATACAATTTTAATCACTCCTTCATATTTATTTAAACTCTGGAATTAATTCTATTATCATTTTCATTTTCATTCTCCTTTATTAATTCATATTTATTATTAAACTCCTGTTCAGTTAGAACAAAAGATTTATTATTTTCATCATTACATATATAATCACCTTTATATATTGTTTTAAAAGTACCTTCTTTATCTACCATCATTAATTTTTCTATTGTTTTAGGTACTTTTCCCATATGCTTTTTTTTAAACCATTCAGGTATTATATCAAATCCAACTTGAAATGCCTGTATTACTTCTTTATTCCTGTACTTCATCTATACCATCCTTTTCTTCTTTTATTTTAGTATATTCTTTTATACAATCTTTAATCATAGTAATTAATGCAGCATCTTTATATTCTAATTCTATAGAATGTATTCTATTATCATACATTTCATCTAAATATCTAACATCGCTTATTTCAAAAGATGTAATATGACTACATATTACAGTTTTATTACTTAATACTATAAAATCTTCTTGCATCATAATTTCATAGATAATCTTACCTATATCTTCTTTATTAGTCTTCCAAATATAGATTGATTCTCCATTATCTGTATTTATAGTTAATTTATAATCTTGTTCCATTTGTTCCATCCTTTCAAAAAAATCACTTGTTACATTATATTAAATAGTTTTCATTATGTCAATTATTTTTAAATACATTGATTTTAGAAAGTATATAAGGTATAATGATGTTAATTGATGAGATAATGAAATAATTGTAAAATCGCATTAAAAAGGCTACTAGCTGCCAATAGTAACCTTTTACAACAATAAACTTCCTGTAATTAAATTTTTGGCCAGTCTTAGATAATAATTCTTATATAATCTTCTTTAGCCTGGTCCTTTAATTTTATATTTTTAAATCCTCTGAATTTTTTACCATCTTTATCAAGACAATTTTCTGAGTATTCTACATTACATAATTTTGCTTCATTTATAAATTTATTCCTACCTAATGGAGAATATCCATTTTCTTTACAAAATAGTTTATACCAATTATACATTTCTATAGATTTGACATTATTATTTTCTTCTTCTATTAGTGCATCATCTATAAATTGGAGTACATTATTATTATCTTTTTTATATTGTAATATAAGTCTATCATTTTTTTCATTTGTTGAGAATTTTAATTTATTTGATAATAGTCTTTGAAGACCTTTGATAGCCCAGTTTATTACTCCAATCATATCAAATTTATCAATTAAATGTTCATCCTGATCTTCTTTAGGTATAGCAGTTTCAAAAGGAATGATAATGAATCTATTAAAAAATTCATTATTCTTATCATATGTTGGTGGCAAATTATTCATACTGCATATTAATCTAGCTTTATTATAAAACTCAAATGGATCTAATCCTTTCCGTTCACCTGGGATTAAATCTTCACCTGTAAGCATTTTAATTAGACTAGTATCCATTAATGGTGCTGATGATAAGTCACCTACTACATTTGCTAATTTTCCATATAATGGAGCAGAAGCAAATCGAAGATTAGGATTTGCAAGTTTTTGAAGGGTTACGGCTGTTATTAATTCTTTTCCTAATATCTTTATTAGAGTGTTTAATATTAGTGATTTTCCAGAATCTCCAACACCATATAAACCATAGAATTTTTTTATTTTATTACTAGGTAGCATCATATAACCTATGATTTCTTGTAGTAATTTTTGTTGGTCTTTAGGTAATACTTCATTTAAAAATTTTTCCCAAACACTACAATGAATATCAGGATTAAAGTCATAATAAAATTTATGTGTATTCATATATTCTAAGCTATGCTCTTTAATTTCATAAATTCCTTTTTTACTAAATTCTAAAACGCAATTATTAAACACTATTAAATTATCTTTTTTATTTAGTATATCTATTTTTTCTTCTTCCCTCAATAATCTATTGAATACCTCATTAACTGGTGATGTACCTTGATATTTTTCATGTAAATGTTTTGCTATGAATTTTTTTACCCTATTGTGGGTAGTTAATTTATAAACACCATCCTTATAAATATAAAATCCATTCTCAGTATTAAAAGTCTTATGTTCTGGGTTATTTGCTAAATGTTCTACAATTTGTTTATAATTTAATTTTAATTTCCCTTCTTCATCATAATAATGATAATTTGCTTCATGACCTGCTTCTACTTCAAATGCTGCCTTAACATTTTTATATCCTAAATTTTCTTTAACATATTTAATTGTCTTAGCTACATCACCTTTAAATCTATGTATCTTTAGCATATTAAATCCATTGTGACAATGATCATCATTTAAAGGGTCTGTGTTATGGAAACTATATGCATATGTAGCATAATTACCTTTTTTATCTGGATATACTTTTAATCCATTTTCCGTTGAACCTTCACAATATGTATAACATTCTTTCTGAGTCCCTTTTTTATAAACATCATCTAAAAAATTTTCTATTATTTCATGAATATTATATTTTTTACAGAATTTATGTATAACTTCATTTTCAGGCATATCATGAGGACTTTTAATACCACCTAGTTTTTTATTCAAATCTATCTTATCAGTCTTATTTATCTCATCTATAGTCTTCTTAGTCGCATATTTTATTTTCCTTTTATCCTGTTCAAGAGTCAATAAAAAATCAGCAGGATTCACAAGTTTTCCTTCAACATGTTTACTTTTGAAATCTATATCACTTGGTGAAGAAGGTAAAAACATTACCTGATTATATTTAAATGATGCTCTGTCAATTTCTTCCCATCTACTAGAATCCAATTGCTTGAATCCTAATTTTCTGGACAATTCCTGGACAATTATCCTATAATCTTCTTTATTAGTTATGACTTCTTTTAATGGTAAAAACACTCGAATTCGAGGGTTTTCTTCGGTATGACTATGTGTTGTATGCCAGAAATGTTCATATGGTATTTTATTTATCTTATCCCATATGGATTTATCACAATCATCAATATCTAATGCTATTATGTTCCTATACTTAATGTTTTCTTCTTTCCTTATATCACCTTCTAATTGTCCAAATATAATACATCCTATATCTTTTTTACATGCTAATTCTTTTTTATTTTCAAGATACTGTTTGGATGTATAGTCTTGCTTTTTACACTTTGATAACATTATTTCGATGTTTTCCCAGGTGTCTTCCTTATTAATCCACCCAGTTTTCTTATTGACTAAATTATTATAAATAAATGAATACACAATATCTTTATTTGCTTTCATACTTACCCCCCTTTTGTAATTATTATCTTATCGCCTTTTCTCTCTAACCATACTCCATCATATAGATTTAAATCTTCTACTGTAGTTGGTGGAATAGCTACTGTATGACTATTGCCATCTTGCCTTAGTGTCCTTTTAACCTTATATTCTTTAGTATTCCCTTTAGTTCCTGTTCCCTTTACACCTCTAAAAAATGAACTTGTTAATCTTAATCTAGTTAGCATTTTGTTTCCTCCTTAATGTTAAAGAACGTTCTTTATTAAGATAATAAAAAAGCGTTTAAGATGCTTTTTCCTCACCTGATTTTTTTTCTTCTTTTGATTGATCATATGCAGTATGTATTAAATGAGCAGCTACTTTATTGATACTAATCTCATTAAATTTAGATAATTCTTTTAATTCATCAATTATATCTACAGATAAATATAATGATATTTTTTTCATACATTGTGTATCTATTTTTAATTTATTTTTCAATTTATCCATCTTTACAACTCCTTTTTTTTAAGTATTTATATAGTATCACTTTATATTAAATAATGCAACCAAAAATTATATGTATTTTTTTTAAATTTTTTTTACACGTTTTTTTTATAAAAAAGAGTGTAATCAAAAAAATGAAAAAATCTTGAAGCTATTGGTATTACTAGATTCTTATTTTTATCTACACTTTTTACACTGTTTTTTACCCTATTTTCATATCAGACACCAGATTCCAAAATAATAATAAATAATATTTCCTCATTACCTCTACTCTTTTTTTCTATTATATTATTTTTATTTATTTTTTTATTTTTCTATATGGAAAAAAAAGAGTGTAAAGCGTGTAAAAAGTATTTCAAGACCAATAATATAAAGCGATTCAGACAATTAAAAAAGCGTGTAAAAAGCGTGTTTTTTACACGCTTTACACGCTTTTATAAAAATTAGAATTTAAGAATAATTTCTAATGAGTTCTAGTAAATTTATATCTTTTTTATAGTTTACCGTAATAAAAAATTTAATTTCTAATAATTTCTCAGTTTTATTTTCTTCACGAAATATGCAAGGAAATGCAAATAAAAAGAAAAATAATTGTTTTTCTGTTAGAAAATAAAATTTAAGAAGTTTAAAATTATTGCATTGTTTACCAGTGATGTTACCTGTAACTATTTCATCTAGTAATTTAAATTTATCTATATTTTCATCTATAAATTTAACAATAATAGAATTATGTTTATCTATGATACTAGATAATTCATGAGTAGTTATAGTTTTTTCTATTGATACACCATGTTGCCAGTAACCATATTTAAAAGATGTATTATCTTTTATATATTTGTGCATTTGCTCAGGTGTAGGATAAGAAATAATTTTGTCTTTATATTTTTCAAGGTCTTCAAATGCTATATCTTTATTTGTATTATGTACACCCCATCTATTGTTAATTTTATATAAATGGACATTGGTGTTTCTTATTAATTTAGTTATCTTATTATCTAAATCATCTATTTTTTGATATATTTTTCTAAAGTCTCCTAATCTTGATAAATTATTTAACATTGTAACGAATCTCCTTTCTAATGTAATAAAAGAACCCATCAATTTTCAATGGGTTCTTTTATGTATAAATATTTGCAATCAAGGTCCAAAGTTAATTATTTTAATTTTTTTTGTTTTATTTTATTTCTTCTATCGGCAGCATCTTTAGCCATTTTTTGCTGTCTTTCTTTTTTTGCATTTGTTACTTTCATTATCTGGTCCGCAATATCTTTAGATGTCGGATTGAATACTGTTTTCATTGGTAAATTTAGAAATGCTGATATTTTCCAAACTTCATCAAATTCAAAATCTATTTTCTTATTTAATTTATTATATACATGTGATAAAGATAAATTTAATATTTGTGATAAATCTTTCGGTTTTTTGTTTTCCATATACAATAAGTTCGATATATATTGTTTGTCTACATTTATGTTATTCATGTTAAAACCTTCAATTAAAGATTTATTAATTATTAATTTATCTGATTCATTACTTTTTTTTAAAGATTTATTAAATTCTTTCGATATCACCTGAATTAATTCATTATCTGTTGGACAAAATATCCGTTCAATAGGTAATTCCATATAACTACTTAATAAAATACCTTCTTTTACTGTTATCTTTGTGTCACCCCTTAATTTATCGTAAATAGATACAATTTTTAAACCCCATAAATTACATAATTCATTGATATGTATTCCTTTTTCATTCAATAAACGCTTTAAATACTTTTGATTTAAATTGAAATCATTATAAGAATTTTTATTATAATATTTTTCTATATTATAATCATTATAATACACTTCAAACATCATTTGTTCTGTCGGGCAAAATACATCAATTACATTAATATGTAATTCATCTGATAATAAAATTGCTTCATTTATATAAATTAGAGTACGACGGCTTATTTTAAGATTTAACGCGTTTTCGCTTATTTCTAATCTTTCGCATATTTTTTTCCTATTTGTAAATTCATTAGTCTTTATTAATTTGTTAATATAATGCGTATTAAAATTATATTTTCTATAAATCACTATTACACCTCCTATTTTTTTATTTTTATTTATAATATTATAACACTTTTTACATTATGTCAAGTAATATACAATATAATGGAAAAAAAATAAACATAATATGTCAAATTTTACATAACAATAGACCTGTTTAGCGAACAGGTCTATAAAAACAGTCTGTAACAAAGAGATTTACTAACAATTTTATTATATAGAAAAATCTTAATTATAACAATGCTATTCTTGTTACAAAACCCTCATACTTCCGATTTGAGAGTTTTATCATACTTTTTGGCTTTTTTGATATTAAAACAAGGCATCCTATCCATGATGCCTTGTTATCTGATTTTTGCCAAATCATTTTAAAATGTATATATCTTCAATGTTTAACGGCGTTTAATGTATTGGTTTAATTTTAAAAAGGTTTTTGCATAACCACTATGCTATTCTTGCATATATAGGGGATTATTAATCCCCTAGTGAAAGGAACATATTAAATATATACACTATACTTGCCACAATTATTTACTTGCCAAGCAAGAAATTGGATTTGAACCAATGTGAAACCAATATTACCAATACACCTCGATTTAAACAAATATACTATATTAAACTTTTTGAGAATAACTTAAATTTAAATTTTAATAGCTAATGTCTGCCATTGCATCACCACGACATTTCAAATAGTAGAATTAAAGTCGTGGAAAGGATTCGAACCTCCAAAAATAGCTTTATTTAACTTGAGTCTTAGCTTATCTCAAATGGGATCGAATGGAATTGAACCATTAACTCTAGGATTTTTTAATCCTAAGCTCTACCGATTGAGCTACCATCCCATATTAAAGTTTATTCAAACAAATATTTAAATATTGAATTTATATGTTTTTTTTCTACTTCAATACTATTAGCTGTTTCACGTGCCATCTTGACAGCTTTTATAAGTTTTTCAACTTTTTTTAACAATTTTTCTTTATCTGGAATCGGTATAGCACCTGATAATTTTTCAGTATTCCAGTAACCTATAATAACATCTTCATTATATACTTCTGTCTGTGCTGGATGCTTATCTGTTGCTTCATACCTAATTAAAACTTTAGGTACTTTTTTAGTTCTATGTGTTTCAATAGGTTCAGTCTTATATAGATTACTATTTACATCAGGTTTCCAATCCTCATTAATGTCCAATGTAGGAATAGAATTAATTATTGTTCTTATATCTATTAACTGTTTTTCTAAAAATATGATGAATGTAGCTGGTACATGTTCAACAATAGTAACATCATCAACAACTATATCTGAAAATGCTGTCGTATTACCATAATCTTTAGTCAATATATAATCAAAAGATTCAGTCATTGACTCTATAATTAAATTAAATAAAGATTCAACATTAGCGACTACTTTTTTATTTTCATCTGCAAACTTTTCACCTTCATCATCTAATGGTCTATATTTCTTTGTGAATCCATTAAATAAATCTGGTTTTTGAAAAGTTTTATAAATATTAGTAATAGTCTGCTGATTCCTTGCTTTTACTTCTTTTTCAATTGCAATAACTTGATTCAATTTATAAGCTTTAGACATTGTTAGTAAATCTCCTTTCTATAATTTAAAACCCTGAAAACTCAGGGTTTTTAGAAAAATATTTTATATGCTATAATATAATTAGTACAAACTAATTATCTACATCATAACACATGTATTACATCATGTCAATAAAAAATACTGGTTCGACTTTCCAGTATTTATGCAACTTATTTAAATTAAAAAAAACTTTGAAGTATTTAAAATTTACAATTTATTATATAATACATATAGGATAAATTAAACCATATTATTATAGTTTATATTAATATTCCAAAAAGAGAGCCAGTATCAACGGCTCTCTATAAACAGTACATTATCTTAACTTACTTATTATAAAATTCATTAATAGCTGAGTTCCAGTTTGCTATATCTTCTTCGCTTGGTTTATTCGCTATTGACTGTTGGTCTTTTATTCCTAATTTGCTTGCTACTTTCATTAAGTTAGAATAATCTTCACCAGCTTTAAAACAGTTATCAAATTTTCCCATATATTTTGCTTTAAAAGCCTCTCTTGACATTGAATTTGCATCAACTGCCATCTGGTCTAAGTTATATTTGTTTGTATCCATTTACAATTTCACCTCCTTTCACTTTCATTATTCATAATAAACAAAACCATACCTTTCTATAAAGTCCCTTTGTTATCTGGGCTATTAATTACGCCAAACCCAGTTAAACATAAAAGAATAAAGTCTATTGTGTGTTGTATAACTTCTTGTTTTATTCCTATCATTTCATATAGTCCCCATTCACCAAGAAGTAATAATAATGCACTAGTTAGTCCAATCCATAAAACCTTACTTTTTAGTCTGTTTTGTGTCATAATTTCACCACCCTTTTGATAAAGTCCCCGAATCTGATTAATATCAACCGTAATCGGGGACATGAAACATGGAACATTAAACAATTATTAATCTATTGAGAGAAAAACTCTCAATTATACCTTTTATGTACTCAATACATATATTTTTTTTTAGGATATAACATGTATTGAATATTGATAATTTAAATATTGGCTACCACACCAGTATTTAATATGAATATATTTTATTTTTGCAAAAAACGTCTTCAATTGACGTAATTAGAGTCTCCTTCTACACATGGTAATTGAGTCAACTTGTGGGATTGTGTATTATCGGATTTCCCTTTTAAAAATTATATTGGTCCAGACAATGTTCTTTTTTTTGGAAGAACAAAATCTGATTTTACAGTGTCCTTTTTTTGGAAGGACAAAACCTGGTTTTTTTTTAACTTGTGGGATTGTGTATTATTGGATTTCCCACAAACCCTATAGACTCATACACTAAGCCAGGAATCTTAATCTCATAGTCATTGATTTCCCGTAACCTGTTTTAAAACTATGTTGGTTCGAATTTTAGGTAGTAGTATGAATATAAATACCGTCATACACGGTGCGTCTTGGTAATTAATGTCCCCAAGCGGAATAGACAACTACCAAATTATGTCTACGAGTTTTACCTCCAACTTGTGGGATTGTGTATTATTGGATTTCCCACAAACCCTATAGACTCATACACTAAGCCAGGAATCTTGATCTCATAGTCATTGATTTCCTGTAACCTGTTTTAAAACTATGTTGGTTCGAAGCTAGTAGTTGGAATTGAACCAACAACCTACTGATTACAAATCAGTTGCCCTACCTATTGAGCCATACCAGCAATTTATAATTTATCTGGGTTACTGTCCTTTTTTTAATAAGAAGTTCACCCAGATAATAGTTTTGGGATAACCTACTAAAAAGTTTATATTACCAATTAGTAATATAAACATTATATAACACTTTTTACATTAAATCAAGGTATTTTTTTATTCAATGCATTAAATAAAAATTCTTCCCATGGTAACTTTGATGATGCTCTAAAATGCTTCATCCATACTTGCCAATACTCAGGTGAGATTATTTTAGCATATTCTTCTAATTTACTTACATTATTTTTTTCTTCTTTATAATTGATACCAAAATAATCACAAATACCTTTTAATACTTCAATTGCACATTCTTGTTGATATGATAAATTCCTCATTAAATTGGCTTCAACATGATTGCTCATGAAGCCACACTCTAAAAGTACCGCTGTCATTTTAGTTTCCCTCAATTCGTGGAATCCTGATTTATAAATAACGGTATCTTTTTTTACTCCCCTATCCTTTAAATTAGTACCTTGTAATAATTGTTTGTGTATTGCAGTAGCTAATTTTTTACCTTCTATACTCCCATCATGATAATATGTTTCAATACCACCTATATTATCATCCCATTTATCACCCATCGAATTAAAATGATAAGATATATAAATATATTTTTTATATTTTCCTAAATCATATTGTACATTCGCCCTATCTGTCCTGGTTTTTAACACTGTATCTGTTCTCTCAGGACTAACATCATATGTAACAAATCCAAACTCTTTACAAGCTTGTAAGAAAATTGTCTTAGTTGGAGTATTAAATTCATTCTCACAAATTACAGAACCATCTTCAAATTTAGGTGTCTTTTTTCCTGCAGTCTCTAAACCATCCGATGACCATCATTACCTATGATTAAAATATCTTTTGGTAATAATGACATATAGCATCACTTCCTTTCTTAAAATAAAATCCCTATAATACCTATTATACTAATTATACCATTAAAACAATATGTTTTTAAAATAAATACAGTATTAAAAAATAATATTTAAATAATGTATTTATCAGCGTTTATGTAACATACATAAAAAAACTCTTGTATCAATAGATACAAGAGATATTTTTACAATTTGATTGCCTTGATATATGATCCTTTATCAACTTGCATGGCAGTAGCATCACTTGTATTCTGTGCCCATTGCATTTGTAAAGTACATCCACCATCACCAGTTTTAATTAAAATCTTTTCATAGTGTGGCATTTCACCAGTCGCTACCGTACCCATTAAAACGGATGTAGCAAGAGCATAATTATTCATTTGTAATGCACAATCTGTATAAACTGTAGTACCTGTAGCTGCTGATATTGTAACCCTTCCGTCACTGAATACTTCATAATCCCCACTAACAGACCAGGCGACTTTTAAATCAGGAGTAGCACTTCCAGAACTATATATTAAAACTAATTCAACTTCAAACAAACTATTAGAAGGTAATTTAATAATTAATTCATTATCATTTTGTAAAGTTGTACTTGATGTAACTGTTTCATCATAGTATTTAACAACATTTATAGGAACACTTTTACCATCAGTTATCAATGGTATCATGTTATTATTACTGATAG